AGAGTATACCCAAGAGAATGCAGAAACATTAATGAAAAATGCAACTGACTTTGACTCATGGGTTAATGAAACAACTGGAGATTTAGAAAATTTTACCAAGACCAAGTAGAACGAATACTTGGTTTACTAGATAAACAGTATAAGGAAGGACAACTTGATTATGACGCATATATAAATATGTGCGAACAATTAGAACAAGAGCCTGACTTAGACGATATGCCACCGGCACCGAATGACTATCCTCATGAAGTACAAGTGGCATTTCTTATACATGGGCTACTCCCCGATAGATGGGAAGGTATGAGTGGTTCTTATATGGGTAAAGATATGTCATCCTTAGGAACTTTACTAGACGTGTGGGAAGTTGAGGATAAAAAATCCACAATATTCTTTTTAAAAAATATAGAAGGAAGAAACGCTAGAAAAATAAATGCTGACTTAGAAAGAAAAAGAAAAGCAAATTCAAATAAAGCAAAAGCTAAGGGCGGAATAAACTCTGCAAATATAAAAAGATAAATGTCAAAGAAAAATGAAGTAAGAATTCCAATTAAAGTTGACGGCAAGGAAATTCTCTTAACAAAAAAACAAGTAGAAAAACTAAATAAAGACTTAGATAAAACAGGTACTTCTGCTCATTCTGCTGACCGTAGACTAAAAGGAGCTGCTCAAGCTTCTTCAGGTGCTACAAAAAACTTTTCAAAAATGGCGCAAGGCATACAAGGGGGACTTGTTCCTGCTTATGCAACCCTTGCTGCGTCTTTATTTGCAGTTGGAGCTGTATTTAGAGCTTTTCAAAATGCCGCAGATTTCCAAGCATTACAAGCTTCTCAGCAAGCTTATGCAGCTTCTACAGGAGTTATGTTAGGTAGTGTTTCAGCTTCTTTACAAAAAGCAACTCAAGGCCAGATTGATTTACAAAAAGCAGGCTCTGCTGCTGCAATTATGATTGCAAAAGGATTTACCACAGAACAAATCGATCAAGTAGCAAAAGCTTCTACAGCTGCAGCCCAATCCTTAGGTAGAAACTTTGAAGATACCTTTAATCGTATTGTACAAGGTACAACAAAAGCAGAACCAGAACTATTAGATGAACTCGGTATTACTTTAAGATTAGAAACTGCAACTCAAAAATACGCAGATGCAATTGGAAAAAGTAGAGATGAATTAACTACATACGAAAGATCACAAGCAGTTTTAAATGAAACATTAAGACAAGCTGAAGAAAACTTTGGAGCAGTTGCAGGTAAGGTACCTGTTAATTCCTTTAATAAGTTAGGCGTTGTTATGACAGATCTAACAATGAGTTTTCAACAAGCATTCGCACCAATAGCAAATTTCTTTGCAAATATTCTAGGAAACAATCTAGGAGCTGCAGTAGCAGCTTTAGGTCTTTTTGCGTCTTCTATTATAGGTTCTGTAATACCTTCAACAGACGAAATGATTAGTAATATAGATGAGTGGGCAGGAAAACATACAGCGGCTTATAATAAAGCAAAAGAAGACATACTAGAATATAGTGCAGCTCAGAAAAAAGCTTCAATGGATGTAGAAGCAGGCAGAGCTCAGGGCAAAGCCGATCTTCAAACCAGTGCACAGAGACTAGGGAAAACAGACTCTCCAGTATTAAAAAGAGCTCAAAGAGGAACATTAAAAGGAGCAGATATACCAAATCTCGATAAAGCATTAAAATCCGCAGAAGCGCAATATAAAAAACACGGTAAAATTGTATCTGGTATATTCAAAGGAAAAGATATACAAGTTGTAAAAAGCATGAAAGCAAGTTTTAAGCAAATGAATATGCAAACTAGAACTTGGTGGGGAGCAACTAAAGCAACCTTAAAAAAAGTACGACTAGGTTTTAAAGTAGCGGCGGCAGGTATAAAAGCTGGATGGCAGGCAACTATGGCAGGTATGGGAAAAGCTACTGCAAGATTTGGAGCTTTTGCAGGAAAGGTCATGGGTAAAGCAGGTACTATCGGTATTATTATCATGGTTTTTCAGGTAATTAAGGGAATGGTTGACAATATTGATAAAATAATTATCGGCAGTATGACAATGATTGGAAAGCTTATTGATGGTGTTATATTTATGGTTGATAAAATGCTAGGTGTAATAGCAAAAATACCTGGACCGATGGGAAAAATCGCAAAAGTAGCAAAAGATAACCTACCCGAAGCAGGAAAATTTACAGAACAGTTTAAAGATATGGGGAAAGCGTTTGTAGAAGAAAAAGGATTAGATACATTTGCACAGAATAGAAGAGAAGGAGCTGCTGCTAATGATAGAATGAATGAAAGTTTAGATGCTACTAAAGAAAAGATAGAAGCTATAAATGGTATAATTAATACAATGAAAGCAAATGAAGCCAAAGGAAAGAAAAAATCATACTTAGAAACTTTGGCATTTGAAGCAAACGCACTATCTACCTCAGGAATAGTAGGTGAGATAGATAAGTTAGCAGCCATGAGAGTAGCTACAAAAAGTGATAAAGCTGGAGGAGGAAAAGCATTTACTGAGGAACAGATACAGAAACAAGAGGATGCAACACGTTCGCTATTTGAAAGCCTCAAACTAGTAGTACCATCTCTAGGATTATTTGGAGATGTACTAGATCTTGACTCAGAAAAATTAATGCATTTTATAACACAAAACCAAAATGCAGGAAACACTCTAAAAACAATGAAACAATTATCAGAAAGCGCTCTAGCAAGAAGAGCAGAAGCTTCAAAAAGTTTAGCTAGCGGTTTTTTTGATAAAGAGTTAACTGATCTAACCATAGCTCAAAACCAATACGCTTCCTTAGTTGATAAAACACAAATACTAAAAGATAGTGAAGCAAAGCAATTAGCTGAATTATTAGGAGTTTCTAAAGAAGTAATCGCAGGCAAATCAATTGGAGATATACTAGGTATAATACATACAAAAACAGGAGATGTACAAAATGCTATAGATAGGCAAAGACAGCTATCTCTTGATAGACTTGAAAATACACTTTCTACTGCTCATCTAGGAAATAGAAAAGACGAAGGTGCAAATCGACTAAGAATGGAAGCAAAGTTAAGAAATTTCAAGTTAGAAGAAGAATCTATAGAAATTAAATTAAATGAACTAGCCTATTCAAATGGTCAATTAGACTCTAAAAAAATGGAAGCAAATAGAGTATTAATTCAACAAGAAAAACTAAAATTAGCTATAATACAAGAGCAAAGAGATGAATACCAGAGATCAAATACAATAGTAGGACAGTTAAATGATACTATGAAATCGGGTCTTGATGAAATGTTTTTAAGTATAATTCAAGGAACTGCAAGTGCAAAAGATGCTTTAAAACAATTAGCAATTGTAGTGATTCAAGAAATGCAAAAAATAGCGGCAGCAAGAATGGCGGCTGGAATGATAGACGCTATGGCAGGTTTTATGACTCCAGGACAAAAAAAAGCTCAAGCAAATGAAACTAGATTAAATACGCAAAAAGCAATAGATACAAATATAAAAATGCCTGAGATAAAACTACCAGGTGGAAGATATGGAGGAGTCTTTGGGAAGAAAGCAGGTTATTCTCTTGGAGGAGTAGCAGACGGCCCAGATAGTGGGTACAATGTTACAATGCACGGAAGAGAAGCGATAGTTCCTTTACCAAACGGAGACAAAATACCAGTAGAAATGAGAGGGAATACAGGACCTGTTAATTCAACTATTAATATAACAGTAAACAACGAAGGAGAAAGCGAAGTGACAACACAAGAGTCTTCTGCATTAGGTGAAGCAATTCAAGTTGCAGTAACTAAAGAGATAGCAAATCAACAAAGACCCGGCGGACTTTTAAGTTCTTTTTAATATATCATGGCAATAGGATTTAGTACAACATCAACATATGGAAATAGACAAATAGTTCCTGATAAAGGAATAAGTGTACAAGATACTCCAAATGTATTAATGGTTTCTTTTGGCGATGGCTACGAGCAGAGAATTGCAAACGGAATCAATGCTTTAAATCAACAATTCAGTGTTAGTTTTAAAACAAGACCAAAAGCAGAAATAGATGATATTATAGCTTTCTTTGTTTCTAGAGGTGGAGTGACTGCTTTTGACTTTGTAGTTTCAGATACTAATGAAAGTGGAGATGAAAAAACGTACAAAGTAGTTTGTGAGACTTGGAGTAAAACATTCGCATACGATAATTTTTACAGCGCATCAGCAACATTTAGAAGAGTTTATGAGTCATGAGTAATTTAATGGTAAAAGACTTGCAAAAGCAAGATCCAGGCTCAGGATTAGTAGAGTTATTTGAACTAGAGTTAAGTAGTTCAAATACTATATACTTTCATCCGGGAGTAGAAGAAGATTTAAGCACGGTACAATTTAGAGAAGAGGGAGGAACAGTTAGAACATATACTACTTTACCTATGCAGGCAACAGGTTTTAATATTGATCCGCAAGGAACTTCAGCAAGACCAACCCTAGTTTTTGCAAATGTAGAGAATATATTTAAAAATGCAGTAGGAGATTTTGACACTTTGTTAGGTAAAAGAATAACAAGAAGAACAACTTTAAAAAAGTATTTAGTTGGAGAAAGCGGAGACTCAACACCTCCAGTAGAATTTCCGAAACAAGTATACTTATTTGATAGAATAGCAAACCAAGATAAAACAGTAATAACTTTTGAATGTTCTACTCCTTTTGATTTGCAAGGAATTACCCTCCCTAAAAGACAAGTAATTGCAAATGCTTGTCCTTGGGTTTACCAAGGTGCAGATGCAGATTTAAATGAGCATCAGAAAGTGGGAGCTTGTACGTGGAGCAGAGAAAGTAAATTTAAAGCTATGAGCGGCACAACTGTAAAAGAGTATATACCTCTTGTAAATATTGATGATGAGTACATTGTACCTAGCACTGGAGAAACTGGAGCAATAACTTTTAGTACTTCAGTATCTTCTATTACAGTAGATGGGTACTATACAACAAATACTACATTGGCTACTACAGGAGTACAAAGACTAAAAAAAGATGGAGGCAAGGACACTTCTGCAAACGGAAATACAGTACCAAACTATTGGCAAGCAGTAAGAACAGTTGCTAATGCTGGAACTATAAACGATGATAATCCTCATATAAAAAGAGTTAGAATATGGGATACTTGGAGCGGGTCTACAACTTACTATTCCTATACAGACGATAGATATAATGACTATGTAAGATATACTTCTGGAGGCTTAACAAGACTTTGGAAAGCAAAGAAAACGAGTTTAAATCAAGCTCCAGACTTTGGAGACTTTTGGGAACTTGCAGATGCTTGTTCCAAGACTACAACAGGTTGTAAGATGAGATATGGATTTAATCCAATTACTTCAGGATCAAATTCTAGTACAGGCAAAACATTAACAAACACTAGCGTACAATTACCTTTTGGAGGTTTTCCAGGCGCAAGAAGATTCTCGTGATCGAGTTTCTACCAGAATTATATAGAGAAGCTGAAAAGGCTGCTCCAAGGGAAATGTGCGGACTTATAGTTCAGCAAAATGACAAGAAAAAATGGATTTTGTGTGAAAATATTTCCAAAGACGAAAATGACTTTGAAATTGACGCAAAGCTTTTCGTTCAATATCAAGTGACTTCGAACATTTTATATGTAGTCCATAGTCACTACAGACAGAAAAAATTAAAACCAAGCGTTTATGATATAAACAATTGTAACGCGGTGGATATTCCTTATTTGATAGTAGGATATCCTCAAAAAGAATATATTATAGTGGAACCAAAATGATTAGAAATATTTATTTAAAAGGAGAACTCGGAAAACTCTTTGGAGAAAAGTGGAAACTTGCTGCAGACACTGTAGCAGAATGTATGCACGGTATTGACGTACAAAGAGATAATAAACTTAAGGAATACTTAGCAACTGCACATGAAAAGGGTATTGTTTTTACTGTTCAAAAAGGAGAGGAATTTTTGGACTATGAAAATCTACAAATGGAGCTTGGAGAAAATGACTTAATTATTACTCCAGTTCCTGCAGGTTCTGGAAATAAACTATTAAAGGTCATTCTTGGCTTTGCTCTACTAGTAATAGGTGGAGCTTTGGTAATAGCAACAGGAGGCGCTGCACTTACCAGTCTTGGTGCTTTTATGCAGTTTGCAGGAGCTATGGCTGTAGGAATGGTAGGTTCTGTTTTACTCAATTCAGGGGTAGCAGAATATATGGCACCTAAAAAACCAGGGAGTCAAACTGATTCTTTCTTGTTTAATGGCCCAGTAAATAATGTAAAACAAGGCATCCCTGTACCTTTAGCTTATGGACAAATACTGGTTGGAGGATCAACAATAAGTTTTCAATTTACAGATGAAATTACGGATTATCCGGGATTTGTATTTGAGTCAGGTTCTTCTACTTCTTATGCTTATGAAGGACCTTACAGAAGTTGGAGTGCTCCAGTTTCCTCAAATAGTACCCCTTCTGGAATCAAAGAACAAACACCCTCAGGCTTACGCTACGTACCATAGGAGAAAAAATGAATAATAAAGAAGATAACTTTGTAGATGGATTAATAGGAACAGGAACCGGCAATAGTGCTCTAATAGGTTCTTCTGGCGTGTATAATACCTTTTCAAAACGTGACCAAGTAACTAAACAATCAGCCGTAGCTGTAGATGCCTTATCTGAAGGTCCAATATATGGACTTGTTGATGGTCCTTCTTCCGTTCTTTTAAACGGCGTACCAATCATGGATCCTTTAACACAGGTGGAGTACGGTGCTTTGGTTTCTGAAGATGTTTCATACGTTGCTTCCACTAGAACTGTTACTGATAACTCAGGAGAGCTATTTAAAAATAAAAATACTGCACACGGAACTTTTACTATTCAAATATTTGAAGCTCTTAAAAATGGATCAGTATCTACTACAGCAGACTCTACAATAATTACTTCATCTTCTTCTTTCTTTACTGATGATATGGCACAAACTGGATATTTAAAAGGTTTGGGAAAAGTTATAAGAATAGCAGGAGCAGGACCAGACGGTTCAAATTGGGCAGGCATAATAAAAGAAGTTACGAGTCCAACTCAAGCAGTTCTTACAGCACCTGTGCCAACCGCAGTTACAAACGCAGCAGTTAATTTAGATTTAGTAGCAAGTATACAGTCAATAACAGGAAACACAGCAGTATTAACAGGAACAGGAACACTAGGTGTTAATGTTTCAAATGTTCGAGCTCAAGTAAGTGTTCCTTTAATTACAAATACAAGAACAACCCCTAAATGGAATTTTAAAGACGCAGGCGTTGCTTTTAGACCTGGAACAAGAGATCAAAGCTGGATGATGCTTCCAGGAGCAATAGGATCTGGAACAGTATTCAAAACTGGAGCAACTTTAGCAAGTACAGACTACAATGCTATTAATTTTAATGGATCCCCAATATTTCCTAATAATTACTTAACGGCTAACCATAGTGGCGATGGTAAATGGTCAAAAATAGAACAACCTTCTGCAAATAGAATGACTTTCACAAGTGATACTATGAGTATTCCAAATCCTAATGAAGTTGATAAAATCAAAATAAATATATTATTTCCTTCAGGTCTTATAGCAGTTAAACCAAAAGATGGAGATGAAAAAACAGGATTCTGTGAATTTCAAATATTGTTTGAATACTCTCAAACTGGGAACTTTGATGATACAGTTACAAAAACTATGTTCGGGTTATCTGATGAGCAACTTTCTCAGAGAGCTCCCATAATTAATGATGATAATGATAATTTTGGAGGCTATGCAGGCTATCATGTAAATACAGGAACAGTAGAAAATAAAACAAAAAGTAAATTTATTAGAACCTTTACTTTTGATGTTTCTATGTTTCAACCTTTTACAAAATATAGAGTAGTAATCGGTAAAGTTACCCCAACAAATGGTTTTGGAGCAAGAAGATACTGGTATAACTCAACTGTAATTCAATCAGTAGAAAATATTATTACAGATAAATTTTCTTACCCTTATACAGCATATGCAGCAACTGCATTTAGTGCTGAGGAGTTTCAAGCTCCTCCAAAAAGAGGGTATGAAATAAGAGGATTACAAGTTAAAGTTCCAACAAACTATTTTGCAAGACATGAACTTGAAGAAGGGTCAACTGCTTCTTATACTCGTAATGTTTCAGGAAATACAGTAACAAACTCATCAAACTATGTAGATTGGGATGGTACTTTTAGAGGAGACATTAAAACTTATACAGATCCTTTAAGCCCAAACTATGCACCTGTATGGACCGATAACCCTGTATGGATATTACTTGATGTTCTTACAAATGACAGATATGGGCTAGGTAAGTTTGTAGACCCAGACGACAATTTTCAATATATAGATAAGTTTCAACTTTTTCAAATAGCAAAATATTGTGATGAGCTTGTGCCTGATGGTAAAGGAGGACTTGAGCCACGTTTTACTGCAAACTTATACTTGACTAAGATACAAGAAGCTCAAAAAGTTATAAAAGACTTACTCTCAATTTTTAGAGGACTACTAATCTGGTTCGATGGAAAATTTGCTCCTTCAATCAACGCATATAAAAGTCCTGTTTATACTTTTACCAAAGGCAATGTTATAGGAGGAACTTTTTCTTATCAATCTTCAGCTAAAAAATTCAGACCAAATCAAATAAGAGTAACGTGGAACAATCCAGATGATCTTTATCAGCAAGAAGTAGAAATAGTAGAAGACACTCAAAATATAATTGAAACTGGAAAAATAATTTCAAAAGATGTAGTAGCAACAGGTTGTACTAGCAGCGGTCAGGCGCATAGATATGGCAAATGGTTTATACTAACAGAAAAACTAGAAAAAGAAATAGTTACACTTAGTACAGGATTAAATGCATCTGCATTAAGACCTGGAGATGTAATAGAGATACAAGACGCAGATATAAATGAAACTCGACACTCTGGCAGAGTCTCCTCGATAGGCACTAGATCGACAACTGTAGTTCCTTTAGACGGAGAAGCATTAACTTTAAATACATCTACAAAAGCCTATAAGTTAAATCTAATATTTCCAACAGGAGGCGCATATTTAGCCCAAGAAACTGCAACTATAAACTCCGTAACCTACAATCTAGGAGATTTAGTACTATTAG